GTATGTTTTATAATTTTTAGGGTCTAAAAAGTCCTGTAAATTATGAAGTTGACCATAGGTTTCTTCCAGTCTAGACTCATCGCCTTCATATAAAGCGCTTGGTGTGGCAAATTCTGATTTATCATAGTTTACCCAACCCTCAACCTTTCTGATTTTGATTTTAAAGTCAGCGCCTTCCCAGAAGTCATAAGGATTAATAGGTGTTTCGTCCTCAAATGCAGGTTGCATTGATTCCATAATCTTATCAAAGATTTTCTTACCAAACTTGTACAGTTTGACCTTTCCTTCGTTTTCTGGGTTTGCTGGGTCAGAAACAATTAAAACATTACTTACATAATGTAATCTTCTTTTTCTTTCCCTAGCGATTTGCTTATCCTCGTCTCTTCCAGAGTTCCATAGTAAAGAGTTTGACTCCGATACTGGGTCCTGCTGTCCAATAGAAGTTAAGGAGTTTTCGATATACCATAGGCCAGTAGAACCTTTGAAACCGTGGTCCCAATATCTTACCCAAGGTAAATCTTCACCTTCCTTAGCTGGCAAAAATCTGATTACAGCGTAACCATTTCCTGCTTTATCTCTGGTAGGTTTCCATAGTCTATCATCTTCATAAGATGTAGTTTCTGGTTTTGTGGATACTGCTTCTGCAGCCTTAACGAGTTTATCGATAGATGAGCCTCGTGTGCTCTTTAGATTTGCAAATGACATTGTATTTCTCCTGTATTGCGTTGTATTACTGTATTATCCACTTTATTCATAGTATATAGTTATATTATAACATATTATAATGTATTTGTAAACCCTTTTAGTAAAATAAGTTTCATCTTAGTACTATCAAAGCTTACAAAGGGACTATACTTTTCGATTTTCCTTTTAATATCAGGCCAAATTAATGTATCTGATATCCTTTTGGATTCTCTAGGTATAAACCCTATCAAGGAATTAAGAATAACAACAGTCTCTAAACTAATCTCTTCTTGCATCCACAGTTGAATTACCAATGGGTGTTGACCATCTTCAGATTTAAATAGGTCATCAAACTCTGGTTGTTCTTCTGTTAGTTTATTTATATCATTTTGAAACACACGCGATAATGATTCTAGTGTTTTTCTATGTTTGATATAATTAGTTTCGCCGACTTCATTCACCATTTCTCCTACATAGGAGACATCGTTTTTGAAATTAGCGACATAGTATCCTTTTAAATCCTTTTCATATGTTTTTGCTATCTTGGCAAAGAAATATTTATCTCTTCGATTCAGAAATGATTTTGCAGAAACATTAGTTTTAAAATTATATTTTAATGCATCGTAGTCAGTTTCAAAATGTAACTTTAATGCATTATATAATTTATAAGAATCAAATGGGTCTATCATATAGGTAATTTATTCTTCTTTGTACCTTTAATTAAATTTAAGCCAGAAGCTTCCTCTTCAATTTTAGATTTAAGCGATGGTGTTAATAATCTTTTTAAATTAGAATAATCCATACCTCTGTCCTCTATGATGGCAACTGCCGCATCAATGTATGAAACACCTGGTCTAGTTGCCACTATTTTCTCGACCGCCATAGAGAATCTCTTTTTGGTCATGATTTTACCTTCTATTTCAACCGACAAAGTCATCGCCTTCGTCCCATGCACAGCCAGTTAAACCACCTGCTTGTAATGCTTGTAATGTCCTTAATACTTCTTTTGCATTTCTGCCAGTATCAAGAGCATTTACAGATACATGTTGAATAGTTCTATCTTTATCAAAGATAAAAGTTGCTCTATAACAAACTCCTTCCTCTTCGTTAACAATACCTAAGGTATTTGATAATCCCAATCCGCAATCAGCTGCAAGAGTATGATTAATATTACCTATTAATTCATTTTCCTTTTTCCAAGCTAATTTACAAAATTCGTTATCACCTGATATACCAACCACATTTGCCTGTTCTGTTAATATATCCATACCTGCGATTTCTGTTGGGCAGATAAAGGTAAAGTCTTTTGGATAGAAATAAATTACAGACCAATCATGTTTATGTGGTGTGTAACCTTCTTCTATATTTACTCTCACAAATTCATTTTTTTCATTGATTCCCTGCAGTGAGAAAGCTGGGAATTTATCTCCTACTGATAACATTAGAATGTCCTCATTAATATACAGTCAGAATTAATTCTTCCTGTGGGTTTGGTTATTTTAGTTGTTATTGTTTCCCAAATCTTTTCAATTTGCTTTTCAGTCTTATTTAAAATCATTGGTAGTATTTCATCAGGCTTTCGTATTGTAGCTGACCTACTGGTTTTATCAAAGTTTTTAATTGATGTACCAGATATTATAAATCCGTCAATGGCAGTAGTTGTATATTCCATAAGCTTTCTTTGTTTCGTATTATAAACAAATAACTTATGTTTGCCTGGCACCATTATTGGATTAATTGAAGTTAGCTTTGCGTCAATGTCTTCAGCACAATACTGAAGCTTTGCCACTTGAGCATCTGATGATTTCGCTTTTCTTGTACGTGGTGTTTTTGAAGCCTTAAATGATAGTTTTAATCTATCTAAATCCTCATATACCTCATTGAACTGTTTTAAAATTTTTGTTTTCTCGCCTTTAGTGAAATGTGAATAAGCTTCTACACATTGGTCACATGTTTTATCATATGCGGCCTTAATGTTATCATGCTCAGCGTCTAGTAAAGCTTTAAACATGTTTATTGCGTTACCCTTTAACCCATGCATTTTCCATCGATTGTAAGCAGAGAACTTTTGTTTAAAGTTTCCGGCCAACCAACCTTCTACAATTTCTGTATCCCAATCATGATAAATGGTTTCCAATACTTTTCTTTTTGTTCTCTCTGCGGGTGATATAATAACCACATCAGCTTTCTTTGCATCTTCGACCTTCTTTAGTTTTAAGGCAATTTTATATTGTTCATTAATAAAATCTTTTATCTTTTCAAGTTGCTCGTCTGAATAAACCCAGCCTCTGTAATGTAGTTTAATTAATTTATTAACTGACATAAACCTATAGTCTTTTTGTCTTTTAAGTACCTGAATTTTCTTTTTATCATAGCCACAATAATCCATTGCAAACTGATAAGTGGTTGGCATATAATCCTTTGTTTTATAAAAGTAATTATACCACGAAGCACCCTTCGTCCAATTCCTATCATTAAATTCTGACTCTGCTGTGTATATTGGTTCATCACCTAGATATTTTTCATCTAGACTTGGACCTCTTTTTCTTTTTTTAACTGCCATATTTCTCCTTAATTATTGATTTATATATTATAACACATTCTTCATTAAATGTAAAGTGACCAGGTCTCCGCGGGTGATAAGGAGTTGCGTTGATGAGACCTGGTCGAGTAATTAATTTAATATTACAAAATTCTCTGCAGCATTTTCTGCATATATTTCTGCTTTACCAGGTAAAGGTAGTAACTCCATTAGGTCATCATTGATATATTTTTCAACACACCAAACGCCATCGCCTCTTTTACATACTTCAGCTCTTCTTTTTTCACCACCAATTTCATTTATATATGATGAATAATATTCGTATGTATATTCTGGTTCAAATTCTTTTTCCTCTTCTTGCTTTCTTGCAATAAGAATATCCACTTTGGCTTCTATATCGTCGAGCCTTGACATGATTTCACTTATATCCATTATGTGTTGTCTCCATCTGTGTATTCGATATCGGATTTATCAAATACTTTGTTAGTCTTTTTTTCCCAAGGAAGAGGTATATATCTTCCTTCTTTTTGCTCTTGTACACAATGCATTTGTAAATACAAAAATGCCATTCCGAAAAAGCTAAATAAAATACCTATTGTAAATTGTAATGCTTCACTCATACAGTTCCTCCTAGTATGATTAAAAATACTGAGGCAATAATAAGAACCATAATGACTTTAAAAAATCCAATGATTAATGCTTCAAAAACATCTAATAATTTTTCAAAAAATTTCATTAGTTCCTTCTCATTTTGCTGATGTCCTCAGCTTCTTGTTGTGAAATAACTGGGACTGCATTTGATTTAT